AACGGAATGGAGCGGATGCCCGCCGCCAGGCGGGCGGAGCGGAATGGAGTTTGTGAGGACGAGGGACGGAGAGGGCGTTAGAGAGGGAAGCGGAAAGGAGCTGACAGCATGGCAAAGCGATCCCCGGCGGGGGCGTTAAGGACGAAAATCCAGATCTTCGACTACCCCCGGGACGGGAGGGGGGAGGTGCTCCGGGACGGGGACGGCTACCCGGCGGAGGGGCCGGTGAACGTCTACGGCCCGGGGGCGGTGTGGCACTGCCGCTGGGTCAACGCCCACGGCCGGGAGGTCTACGAGGCCCGGCAGGCGGGGGTCACTGAACCGGCCACCCTCACCCTGCGGTACAGCCCCAAGCTGACCACCACCTGCCTGATCTACCGGCATGGGGACCCGGCTCCCTACGAGGTAATCAGCGTGGACGACGTGGAAAACCGCCACACCTGGATGGAGGTGAAGGTGCAACGGAAAACGGCGAAGGGATGATCCCGGGGGCCCCCGCAAAGCTGTATAGCTTTGTGGGGAGAGCCGGAGGGAACGGAGCGGAATGGATGTCCGGCGCAGCCGGACGGAATGGAGCGCAGTTTCCGACGGCGAGATGGAGGTGAAGGTGCAACGGAAAACGGCAGCGAAATGAGCTTAAACCAACAAATCATCACCGCCCTGGCCCCGGTGGGCCTGCCGGTGCGGCCCCACTGGGACACGGGGCAGCTAGAGCGGTGCGTCACCTTCCAGTACAGCCTGATCCCCGCCCACTTTGCCGGCAACCGGCCCCTGTGCCGCCGGGCGCTGATCCAGGTACACCTGTTCCTGCCCCTGGCAGAGAATGGCCTGGCGCTGCGGCGGGACCTGGCCACCGCCCTGGTGGTGGGGGGCTTTGACTGGCCGGAGGAGGTGGACGCCTCCGGCGGGGAGGGGCAGCACTTTGTTTTTGAGACAGGCGTCTATTTATGGAACTGAGAGGAGCGATACCATGGCAGAACGGACAAAAGCGGCGGCCTATCACGGCATCCAGAGCATGAAGCTGGCCCCCAAGCGGGCGGGGGCCTACGCCACGGAGATGATCCCCATGCCCTACGCCCAGAGCCTCAACCCCTCGGCCCTGCTGGAGGCGGCGGAGCAGTACGCCGACAACCGGCTGGTGTGCCGGGTGCCCAACGACCGGGGCTATGAGGGGGAGATCGGCACCACCGCCCCCGACCCCAATCTGGACAAGGCGGCGGGGTTCGCCCTGGAGGGGGCAGCGGGGCTCATCACCACCAACATCGCCAGCTACCTGCGGGGGGCCCTGTACTACGAATTCCTGGAGACCGACGAGGACGGGGCCACCAGCGTGGTCAAGGCCTGGATGTTCAACGTGGAGATCGGCAAGGGGGCGGCCACCCACGCCACCGACCAGAGTGGGGTGCAGTTTGGCAGCTATACCTACCCCTTCCGGGCCTATGGGGACAAGCTGCTGGACGGGGAGGGGGCGGGCCCCTACCTGGACGAGAGGGGGCTAGGCCGCACCGCCTACCTGTACACCGCCCGGCCCGGCGACGCCGGGTATGCCGCCTTTGGCGACACGGTGCCGGTGCCCAAGGTGGCCGCCGCCCAGGGGGGCTAAGCCGGTGGTGGCCCTGGAGCTGGCCGGGCAGATCTACCTGCTGGACCCGGCGGCCATCTCGGCGGTGCGCTACCGGGCCAGATACGGCCGCAGCGTGGTGGCCGACCTGGCCGCCTGCCGGGACCGGCGGGGGGAGGAGGCCCTGCTGCTGCGGCTGTGCCACGTGATGATCCCCCCAGAGCACCGGCCCCCGCTGCTGGATTTCGCCCGGGCGGCCCGGCGGGACGGCCACTTCCCCCACAAGGCCCAGGCCGCCCGGGAGGCCCTGCTGGCCGGGGACGGGCCCCTGCCCCCGGCGGGAGAGGGCCCCCCCTTTGACGAATACCGGGTGCTGGCCCTGATGGCCCTGGCCGGGGTGGACGGGGGGCTGCTCCACGAGCTGCCCATCCTCCATCTGGTGGGGGTGCTCCGCCGGTGCGGGGAGCTGCGGGATCCGGCCTGCAAGGCCTACCGGCCCATGACCGGGGCGGAGCTGGCCCGGCTCTACCCCCGGAGGGCCCCGTGAGGCGGGCGGCCTGGCTCCCCGACGGCGGGCCGGCGGTGGCCTTCGAGGGGGAGGGCGGGCCCTTCTTCCTGGGGGACCTCAGCGACGAGCTGGGGGCGGTGGCCGAGACGGTGCGCGCCCCCCGGCAGGACGGCACCGCCACCTACCACCTGGCCCTGGGCGCCCGCACCATCAACCTGACCGGCTCCCTGCTGGCCTACGGCAGTCCCGCCCGCCCCGCCCTGGCCGAGCTGGACCGGCTGCGGTCCTGGCTGGCCCAGGCCATGGCCCCCAACCGCTGGGGCAGGCTGATCTACTACCGGGAGGACCGGGCGGTGCAGATCCGCTGCCACACCGCCGCCCTGCCCACCTTCGGCACCCCCGTGGGCACCTACGTCCCCTTTGACGTGACCTTCCACGCCGATGCGCCCTGCTGGGAGACGGCGGAGGAGACCGTGCTGTGCGTGGGGGCGGTGCAGAGGTTCTGGCACTTCCCCTGGGGGGCCGCCCGGGGGCCTATGGGGGCCTTCAACCGGTTCGCCACCGTGGACAACCCGGCGGCGGAGCCCATCTACCCCACCGTGGAGGTGTTCAGCACCGGCCAGGTGATCACCCTCACCAACCGCACCACCGGCCAGGCCGTGACCATCCAGCACCCCATCGCCGCCGGCCAGAAGCTGACGGTGGACCTGCGGGATGTGTCCGCCTTCCTCTCCCGCCTGGACGCCCCGGACACGCCCCCCGAGGACGTCTCCCACTGGATGAGCCTGGACAGCCAGCCCTGGGGCCTCCGGCCCGGCCCCAACCAGATCGCCGTCACCAACGAGGTCCCCGAGGACACCCCCCTGGCCTACATCCGCTACCACCTCCCCGTGATGGGGGTGTGAAGCCTCCCGCAGCCAGGCGGGGGGACGGCCTGCTCAGGCGGTTTTCGCCCTCTCAGTCACGGCTACCGCCGTGCCAGCTCCCCCTTCGTCCTCACAAACTCCATTCCGCTCCGCCCGCCTGGCGGCGGGCATCCGCTCCATTCCGTTGTTCGTCCTCTCCCCACGCGACCCGCTGCGCTGGGCTCGCGTGGGGGCCCCGGTTCAGGGCTCCCTCGTCCCCCTTTAGCTCCCCCTTTGGGGGAGCTGGCACGGCGTAGCCGTGACTGAGAGGGCCGTCCCCCCTTGGCTCCGCCGTAAGGCGGTGACTGAGAGGGCGTCCAGTGTCCTTGCCGGGAGCCAACCCTGTGGGCTGTCAGGCCCCCAATACACAAAAAGAGCCGGTAAAAGACTTCTGTCTTTCACCGGCTCCGGCCCTCCAGGCTCTGGCCTCTCTTATCGTTCCCCCGGGGGCTCTGATGTTTCTGTCAGTCCTCCAGCGTGTTTTGCAGGTCGGTCAGCAGCTCTTGCAGCAGCTCCCGTGTCGTCTCCAGATCCTTCGCGGCGAGCGCCGCTTTCAAATCCCGGATGACTACCCGCAGGAACCCGTTAAATTGCTTATCGGTCTGTCCCATCTTCGCGCCCTCCTTTTGTTTGGATACTATCATACTACCATGAGTACCGCCCGCAGGCAAGGGTTTTTTAATCCCCAAACAGATCCCCATCCGGGTCCTCCTGGGGCTGGGCGCGGCGGTGGGCCAGGCGGGCCCGGCCGTTGGGGGTCAGGCCCAGGCGCTCGGCGTACTGGAGCAGGTTGCGCTCCAGGGTGTGGAGCTTGGCCACCACCCCGTCCAGCCGGGCCAGGCCCTCCAGCACGGCCCCGGTATCCCCGGCCCGTTGCAGCTCCCTAGACACCTGGGCGCACACCCGGTTGAGCTGCTCGGCCCGGGCCAGCATGACGCAGTAGGCCCCCAGCATCTCGCTGTCCAGGCCGTCCAGCAGATCCAGCCCCTCCATGCGCCGGGTAATCTGCCGCCAGTAGCGGCCGGCGGCGGCGTTGCCCGCCATGAGCTTAGGCTTGACCAGGGGGGCCCCGGCCTGGGCGGCCGCCTCGGCCCCGGCCCCGGCCTCTAGCTGGGCGGGGGCCAGGTGCTTTCGCAGGGCTTCGGCCCGTTTGGGCGGCGTGGGCATGGGGATCACCTCCGGTATCTCCACAGGGGAATTTTTCTCACAGGCGAGGGGGCCCGGGGTCTGGCGGCCGGGCCCGCAAAACTTCGATGGGGTGGGGGGAGGGGAAAAACCCTGCGGGTTTCCCCGCCCGCGCCTCCGGAGGCCCGCCGGCGCGGGCCGGCGCGGGTACGTAGCCGGGGCCTCACGGCTTGGCCCGTTCCCGGCGCTCCGCCAGGGTCTTCTGGTCATGGCAGCGCTTGCACAGGCTTTGCAGGTTGTCCCGCCGGGTGAAGAGCCCCCAGTCCCCCCGGTGGGGGGTGATGTGGTCCACCACGGCGGCCCGGGTGCGCAGCCCCCGCCGGGCACATGCCCGGCAGAAGGGTTCTGCCAAAAGCTGGCCGGGCCGCAGCTCCCGGGTCCAGAGCCGCGTGCCGTACATCCAGTGCCAGTCCCCGCTCTCCCGCCGGGGGGCAGGGGGCGGCCGGTGGGCGGGACAGTAGCCCTCCCGGGTCAGGTTGGGGCAGCCGGGCTTCCGGCAGGGCCGCAGGGGCCTAAGGGCCATAGACAGCCTCCTTTCGGGCAAGACAAAACGCCGGGGCCAATGCCGCACCCTCTGGTGTGGTCACTGGCTCCGGCGCTCGACGCTCTGGCCTTGTTGGATATCCAGGATAAGCTCGCTTTTGCAGTCCCGGCAGTACACCGGCAATCCCCGGGCCTCGGTGTCCGGGTTGATCCGCAGCAGGCGCTTGTTGCGCCTACACACGGGACAGGCGAGCCATCCGTTCTTCACGATTAGTTTACCACAATTCGCCGCGCTTTGCAACCTTTCCATATGCCTTCCCCCTTAGAATGAAAGAGAATATACTTACCCCCAAGACCGAAAAGAATAGAAAAGGCTATTCTTTCTTTGGCCGCTTCCGTCTTGGCCTTGGCCGGCGGCGGGCTTTGTAGGGCAGCAGGTACTTCATCCAGCACCATTCCCCGTACCCGTTCACATGGGGCCCTTCCTTCCAGACGGCCAGCGCCTCCGGCGGCGCGGTGAGGGCCAGCAGATCCGGCACCTCCGCCGTCTCCGGCTCCGGCCGGGCCAGCCCCAGCGACGGCGTCCAGGTCCGTTCCCCCGCCCGGGGGTGGCCCCATTCCCTGGGCTCCTTGGTCAGATATACCGCCAGATCCTCATAGGTATAGTCCCGGTCAAAGACCAGCCGCCGCACCTCCACGTTGTCCCCATAGATCCACAGCCGCCGCAGCTCCTCCAGGTCGTCCCCCGTGGAGTCCAGCACCAGGTGGTGGTGGAGCCGCCCGCCCGGATAGCAGCCCTCCGTCACATAGATATAGTGGAGCGGCTGGCCCCTGGCCCTCCGGGCCGCCCGCAGCTTTGACAGGAAGGCCCGCGCCTTTCGCACCGCTTTCTCCCGGCCTTCCGGCAGGTGCTTGCCGTCGTAGGTCAATGTGACGAAGAGATCCCCGTTGTCGAAATTATCCGCCAGGACCCGCTCCAGCTTCTGCACCGAGCTCCGGGCGTTCAGCCGCTCCCGGGCGGCGGTGCTGGCCCTTTGCTTCTGGGCCCTGGCCCGGGGCGGATCCCCCGCCCCGGGGGCGGTGTACAGCACCGCGTATACCAGCCGCCCGGCGGTGATGGTTTTCAGGCGTTTCGTCGTGATTCTCCTTTCTCCTGTCTGGCAGGGCGGCCCCCAGCTCGCTCATACTTGAACCCTCCTGTTCTCATTTTTAAGTCCGGCGGAAATACGTTATCCCTTCCTCCGGAGCAGCAGGACAATCACCGCCAGATTCAGAACGATAGAAACCACGTCCAGCACAATGCCGAGCATATACCCCCCTCCTTTCTCCATGTTTATCTTGACAATGGCAGGTGGTTCCGGTATCCTTTAAGGGAAGGGGCCTCGGCCCCTTCCCTTACTCGGTCAGCCTGCTGATTAAGTCCAGCAGCGCTTTCGCGAGGTTCAGGATGGCGGTAAGTAAGACGATGGTTGTGAGCCTGTGGTCTTGCTTGCCGCTTTTTTTACCTGCCATTGGCGTTCACCTCCTTTCCATGGCCTTAGTATACTCTTTTTAAGTAGTATAGTCAACTGTGACTTTCCACAAATATGCTACTTAAAAAATGTGTATATTATACATTTAATAAAGAGCATATTTTGTGGTATCATTACCCTGAGGTGATTCACATGCCAATGAAATACGAAAAATTATTTGCACTCATGAAAGACAAAGGATTGACAACCTACCGGATCCGGAAAGAGCATATTATCACGGAGACCACCCTGCAAAAGCTGCGCGAAGGGAAAAACGTCACAACAGATTCGATTGCCAGCCTGTGCCAAGTGCTGAACTGCCAGCCGGGGGACATCATGGAATACGTGGAGGAGGACGCCGGGGGATAAGTCCCCCTTGCGGCTCCGGCGGGGCTGTGGTATACTGTCCCCGGGAGGCTGATTTTTGGGTGGGGCCCGGTTGCCCGGGCCCCGTGGCCTTTACTTCTTAGGCCATGCCGCTTCTAAAGCGGCCCGCAGGCTTTCATAAGCCTTACCCTGGTAATACCAGGTTCCGTGGATGTATTTCATATTGGCCTCCTTTCTGTCCCGGTGTTGCGAGCGCCGGGACTTTTTATTTGTCTCGGGGTTGTCCCCCTTGACAATGTTAGTATACTACGATTATCGTAGTTTGTCAATACGTTTTTCGTAAAAATCGTAATTATTTTTTACTCTCTTCGTATTGCAAAAATACGAAATACGTGTATAATGGAATAGGAGGTGGTAGGGTGATTAAATTCCGTGTGAAGGTTATGCTTGCCCTGCGCGAGATGACGCAAAAAGAACTCTCTGAACGGACGGGGGTGCGCCCGCCCACAGTGTCCGCAATCTGCACCGGGACAGCAAAGCATATCCCCGTCAATGTGTTGGACGCTTTTTGTAAGGCACTGAACTGCCAGCCGGGGGACATCATGGAATACGTGGAGGAGGACGCCGGGGGATAAGTCCCCCTTGCGGCTCTGGCGGGGCTGTGGTATACTGTCCCTGGGGAGGCTGATTTTTAGGTGGGGCCCGGTTGCCCGGGCCCCATGGCCTTTACTTAGGCCAGACGCTTAGAAGCGCCTCATGCAGTGTTTCAAAGGCTTGGCCCTTGTACCACCACTTTCCGTTTTGGTACTTCATGCGTTTCACCTCCCCCCGCCCCGGTCTCGACCACCGGGGCCTTTATTTTTGTCTCGGGGCTGTCCCCCTTGACAGTTACTATTGTATCAGAGTAAATACATTTTGTCTACTGTCATAATGTACTAATTTGAATACATTTATTTGTTAAAAATGTATTTGATTAAATACGCTTTTTGTGCTATACTCTGATTAAGAAGGGAGGGGCGCAAGATGTCCATATCCATGCGAAAGGTTCAAGATCTCATGCAGCAGCAAGGATTAAAAAAATTCGATTTGCGAAAGATGGGGTTCAGCCCCAATGTAGTCGATAAGGTTTTATCTGGACCTCTCAGCAAAGATAGGCGCGTAGATACAGAAACCATCAACCGGCTGTGCCAAGTGCTGAACTGCCAGCCGGGGGACATCATGGAATATGTGGAGGAGGACGCCGGGGGATAGCCCCCGGCGCTTTCTTTTTTGGGGGGCGGTCAGAGTGGCGCATCCCCGTCCTGTTCTTCGGTAAGGGAGAGCTGGCGGCTGGCCAGCTCCCAGCCCAGGGCTTTGCCGGGGCTGCCGCCGGGGAGCTGGAAAAAGCGCTTGGAATCCTGGTGGAACCCCAGGGCCAGGCTGCCCTTGCCGCCGTACATGCGGTTCTTGAGCACCAGCAGCACGGGCATCTGGCGGGTTTCCCGGCCCTCCGGGGCGGGCACCTCCACCGGCCCCTGGGCCATGGCGAAGACGTTGTCGGCCAGGTTGGTCACGTCGCCGGAGCCCCCCACCTCGTCGGCGTCGGGGCGGTAGGCCTTCCGGCCCTCCCCGCCGCTGTTGCCGGGGCTCTTCCTGGGGTGGGCCACCAGGTGGACGTGGACGTTGTACTGCCGGGCGAAGGCCTTCAACCGGGCCACAAAGGCCGATTGGGCCCGGTAATACTCCCCCTCCCTGCCGGGGCGGAACCGGGCGGTCATGAGGTTGTCGGCCAGGAAGACCGACGCCCCGTAGCGCCGGACGGCGTACTGGAAATTGCGGAGGATCTTGTCCTCGTCATGGGCGTCCCCGGCCTCCAGGTCGTCCAGGAAAAAATGCTTGTCCCACCAGGCATCGATGAGCCGGGCCACCGGGGCGGGGACGGTGGGGATCTCCTTGCCGGTGGCCCGGTCGGCCCGCAGCTCCACGTGGCCGGGCCCCGCCGCCTGGAGCATAGCCCAGTGCTTGAACTGCCAGGCGGGCAGCTCCCCGGAGTAGGCGCACACCGTCCGGCCCTGGTCCACGGCCTCCAGGAGAAGCTGGCTGAGGATGGTGCTCTTGCCGCTGCCCCGGCGGCCGGTCCACACCGACAGCTCCCCCAGGAAGAACCCCCCGGTGATCTTGTCCAGCCCCGGCAGGCCGGAGCACAATTTCGGCAGGTGCGGCACGTCGGGGGCGGCGATGTCCCGGAGGTTGAGCAGGCCGTAGGCGGGCAGCTCCCGGCTGTAGAGTAGGATCCGGTCCAGCCCCTTGAGGCCATGGGCGGCCTTGAGGGCGGCCACGGTGGCGCAGCCCTGGAAGGCCTCCGTTTCCGCCACCAGCAGGGGCGTGTCCAGCCGCCGGCGGAGCTCCTGGACCATGGCCTCCCGGCGGGCCCCGTCGGGGCAGACCACCAGCACGTAGGGGAAGGCCTGGAAGAAGGCCCGGCACCGGTCCAGGCTGTCCCAGCCCGCCCCGGCGGCCAGGCAGACGGCGTTGGCCTGGATGGCATAGACCGCCTCCGGCCCGTCGCAGAACCACAGCCCCCGGGGCTCCGAAGGATCCAGGAACCGGGGCTCGTAGACCAGCCACTGGCTGGCGTCAGGCAGCTCACAGCACAACCCAGGGCGCCTCCTCCCCTTGGGCGTCCGGGCCTGGGAGGCCACCCTGGCCCGGTGGGCCTCCCGGCTCCGGCAGCTCGTCGGTCCAGCGCTGGTGCTTCAGCCACCGGCAGGCGTGGGGGATGCCGATGCCCCGCTGCCAGTCCGGGGCGGCCCTCTGCCGCCGGAGGGCCCGGGCGATCTGGTCTGTCAGCCCCTCGTCGGGCCGCAGCCTGTCCCACTCGGCCACCGCCGCCGCCCGGTTCTCATGCCGGGGGTAAAAGCGCCAAAAGCCTTCGAACCGCTCCGGCTCCCACTCCGGCACCGACCTGGCCCACCGCCGCTTTTTTGCGCCCTCCGGCGCCGCCCCCCCGTGGGGGGCTTTGGGGGGATCTTCTTGTTTGGTTTCTTCTTTACGTTTCTTCTCCGCGTTTTCGGGGGGAGGCTCCCCGCCATTTTGGGGGGAGGGGTATCCCTCCGCCTGTGGGGAGGCCTCCCTGTTTTCAGGGATACCCCTCCCGCTTTTGACCAGGGGGTAGATGTACCGGGCCCGCACCTGCCCGGTCCCCGGGTCCCGGAGGATCTCCACCTCGATGTGCCCCCGCTTCTCCAGCAGGGACAGCAGCACCGAAACCCGCTTGGCCGACAGCCCCAGGGCCTCCCCCAACGCCCGGTTGGTGGGCCAGCACCGGGCCGCCTCGTTGCACCTCCAGGTGAGGATCCCGTAGAGCATCCGGGCCGACATGGACAGGGCGGCGTCCTTCATCACCACCGCCGGGATAATGGCAAACATGCCCCCCTCTGCCCGGGAGGTCTGGGCGATTTCTTCCCTTGTCACAGGCCCCTCCTCTCAGCGCGGGGTGGCCCCGTGGTACTCCACCCCGAAGGCCTCGCAGAGCTGCCGGTCGGTGAAGTAGACGGGGGCCAGGATGCAAAGCTCCTCCCGGGTGAACAGGTCCAGGTTCTTCAGGTGCTTGTAGTAGGTGGTGCGGTGGATGGGCAGGCGCTTGGCGGTGTCGATGTCCTTCTCCCCCCGCAGCTCCTGGCCGTAGCGCAGGGCCGCCATAAAAGCCCGGTCCATCTTGCTCTTGGGGGATTCCCGTAATCTCGGCATACCGGCACCTCCCTAGTAATCCGCCAGCAGGCCGGTGAGCTCCTGGGTGTCTCCCGCCAGCCGCAGCCTGGCCTTGGCAGCCTCCATGGCCGCCTTGTTTTCCCGGGCCAGCATCAACAACCAGGCCAAGCTGGCCCCCCGGGCCGCTTCGTGTTCATAGAGCTCCGCCGCCCGGGACAGCAGCTCGATCAGGGCGGCGTGCTGCTCTGTTGTAATCGTGATATGTAAGTCCATAAAATCCTCCTTGCTTTCCGCCCTGTACCGTGGTAAAATCAGGATACAAGGCTGTTTTTGTTTGGATTTGGTCTTGTCTTGCCCTGTCAGGCGTTGCCTCGCCTGGCAGGGCTATTTTTTTATTGGCAGGATCTGCCCCACCTCCCCCCGTTCCAAATAGTGCTTGCACCGGTTCCCCGGCCGGGTGGTGCACTGCCGCAGCCCGCAATACCCGCAGTCCACCCGCCGGATGCGTCCCGGCAGATTTTCCGCGTAATACTGGGTGTAGTTGTAGCAGCCGATACACCGTGTCCTGCTCACTTCTACCAGCATAGCCGTTGCCCTCCTTTCTACTGCCATACAGGAAATTCTTTTACCTGCACTTGGTTACCCCCTCTTTCCTTTCAGCCCTGCCAGCCACTTCCGCACGGATCACCATCCTTCAGGCCCTGCTCATAGGCATCATTGACCAGTGGCAGCACTGTATGGAAAATACGTACTCCCAATGAATTGCCTGGGTACATTTCCTCAAACTCCTGAATCCATGCTTCCACATCAATCGGAAACTTCATGTGGAAAACTCCCTTCTTTAATGTTTATTTCTTGCACGTGCAAGATTCTTACACTGTCCATATCTCCGATTATAGTGTAAGATTCTTTCACTGTCAAGTGTTTTTTAGGGGGGTCAGCTATGTTTGGTCAAAGGCTAAACGAGGTGAGAAAATCAAAAGGTTTTACTGCTCAACAGATGGCAGATTCAATTGGAGTAGCTCTCCGCACATATCGAAACTATGAAAGTGAAAGGAGTTACCCGGATTTTGAGAAACTCGTTGGTATTGCGGATAAGCTGGATGTCTCTACAGACTACCTTCTTTGCCGGGACAGTTTTCTCGCAAAACACGCTGATGAACATTGAAAAGATCCTCTAGCTTGTCCCACAATTCAACATTCCCTGTGGTATGGCCCGATTCCATGAATTTGTAATGCCGCTCAGATACGTTTAAGAACACTGCCACCTGCTGCTGGGTCAGCCCCGCCGCCTTGCGGGCGGATCTAAGGTTCTCGCGCATACTATCACCCCCTCAAAAATATGTTACGTAATTTATTTAATTTCTCTTGACATTACGTAATTTACGTATTATAATAGAACCATGGAAAGGGGGACAACACTTGAAGCGCAGAGATATCATAAAAAGGCTGGAGGCTGCTGGCTATCGAATTGAGCGGGATATCGGCGACCACACGATATACAGCAGGCCCGGCAGCAGGCCCATCCCAGTCCCCCGGCACCGGGAAGTGAACGAACTCACAGCAAAGGAAATCCTGCGGGCGGCGGGGCTGAACTGAGCCCCGCTACCTGGACAATACGAGGAGGCGATTCTATGCCAAGCTATGTATATCCCGCGCTCTTTCACTTCAATGCGGACGATGGCAGCTATACTGTCAAGGTTCCGGATCTGCCCGGCTGTATCACCGAGGGCAAAAGCCTGGATGACGCCCTGTATATGGCGCAGGACGCCCTGACCGGCTGGCTGGAGTATACCCTCGACCACAAGGAACCCGTTCCTGCCGCCAGCGCTCCGCAGGACATCGCCGTCCCATCCGGTTGGTTTGTCAATTTAGTCCGGGCTGAGGTCAGGGATAACCGCGCGGTACGGCGTACCGTCAGCATCCCCAAATGGATGGACGACATGGTGGCAGACACAGGGTTGAGCCTGTCCCGCGTCTTGCAGGACGCCCTGAAGGAGCGGTTGAGCCTCCGCTGAGCCTCACGCCCCGCCACCCCGGTTTTCTTATGCCGGCTCGGGCTCGGCCCGGCGGGCGGCGTCGAGGGCCTCGTCCAGACTGCCCGGCCGGCAGACCACCACCAGGGCCCCGCCGGGGGCCTGGGCCTCCACCCGCCAGCCCCCCGCCTTCGGCTGGATATTGCAGATGGTATTCATACGTTTCTCCTTCCTGCCGCCCTCGGGGCGGCTTTTTCTCACGCACTATCCTTTCCCCGGCCATAGAGCTCGTCAATGGTGCAGCCCAGCGCGTTGGCAAGATTAGGCAGGACTGTGCTAGGTGGATTTCTACTGCCGGTTTCCCACATTGTTACTGTACTAGAACTTTTCAACCCCAGCCGAACCGCTAACTGCGCCTGTGTAAATCCCTTGGCCTGCCGGAGCTCTCTAATGTGAAACATATTGCTGATAGTATCATCTCCTTTCACTTGCCTCACATCCTGACATGTGGTAAACTTTTCACGAGAGGGGGGGGTTGAAAAATGAGAGAAGTAGCCCTTACAAAAGATTCTGATGCTTTGATCTGTGCCCTTTACAAAGAATATCTTCAAAAACGCAGGGATGGCATTTCAAAGAGGGAGGCAAAGTATTTAGGCGGAGCAAAGCATATCCAGCAGGCACTTGTCCCCAAATGGCCACTGGGCGATGTGGAAGAAACTTGCTGGGAGCTGGAACGCAAAGGTTTTTTAATGTGCCAGCCTGCGAATAATACCATCTATATGTCAGTCTTGGGAGATGATGGTATTATCTACATGGAGAACCGTTTCAAAAATGGACTATCTGAAGTGCTTGCGTATCTTGAAAAAGTCAAATCAATTCTTCTGTGGTAACCTCCCAGTCCTCTGCCATTAAGTCCTCCGCTTTCGGCTCCCACCGGGGGCAGGGCGCTTCTCCCTTTGCATGGCAAAAACAAGCTTCTGGCCAGTCAGTCGGCTTGATATGCAGGTGTCCTTTCCATGGCGTGCGGGTAATGAGGCCATCAATTGCCATTGCCGCCGCCGTTGCTTTTTGGATGTTTATTAGGTTCACCCTCTTCATTCTCATTTTGTGATTTCATTATATTCTCTGATCGAGATTTTTTCAATATGGCAATTTAACCAAAATCTCATATTGTGATTTTACTTGAATGTTCACATCTCGTGATATATAGTGTTCCAGAGGTGTTCAATATGAGAATAAAGCAAATCAGAGAACAGCTTGGTATCAAACAGAAGGACTTTGCGGCCTCTATTGGAATGGCAGCAAATACACTTAGTCAATATGAAACAGGAAAACGACAGCCCGATCTTGAAACGCTGAAATTGATTGCATCTGGTCTTGGGGTTTCTATAGATGAACTATTAGAAGTGGAAATGAAAAAAGCGCCTGCTGAAACGCGTGTAAATCGTGTGGCTCAAGTCTCCCCTCCGAAACCGCTCTATTCCAGCGAGGCGCAGAAGGTAGCGGCGAGCTATGACAAATTGGATAGCCACGGGAAAACCGCTGTGCAGGTCATCCTGGCGGAAGAACAAAAGCGCGTAGAGGCCGAGGAGGCCCGCCGCAGGGAGAAGGAGCTGTGGCTGGACGATCCGGACGAGGCCGGGGAGCAGTCGGACCCCCGGGTCATTCCCCTGTACTACACGCCGGCGGCGGCGGGGTTTGCCTCCCCGGCCTTCGGGGAGGACTTCGAGTATATCCAGGTGGGGGGGGAGGTGCCCAGGCACGCCGACTTCGCGGTAAGGATCGACGGGGACAGCATGGAGCCCTACATCCTGGACGGCGCCACCGTCTATGTCAACCGGGACCCCCTGGCCAACGGGGACGTGGGCATCTTCTTTGTGGACGGGGACATGCTGTGCAAGCAGTATTACAAGGATGAGCACGGCCGGGTCCACCTGCTCAGCCTCAACCGGGACCGGGCCGACGCCGACCGGGTGCTGCCGCCGGGGGGCGGTATCACCCTCACCTGCTATGGCCGGGTCATCCTCCCCCAGCAGCCCAGGATCGCCATACTGTAACAGCAGAAAGACAAAAACCGCCCGCCTCCGGTGCTGACAACACCGGGGGCTGCTTGCAAGGGGCGATCCCCCCTCCCGCCCCTGGGGGCGCGGAGGCATCACAGGAAAGGAGGCGGGCAGGATGGCCACAGCCCATCAGTTGCCTTCCGGGTCCTGGCGGGTACAGGTCTACGCCGGCAAGGGGCCGGACGGGAAACGCCAGTACCGGTCCTTCACGGCCCTGACCAAAAAAGAGGCGGAATACCAGGCGCTGCAATGGCAGCTTCACTACAAAGAGGTCAGCCGGGACGCCTCCGCCATGACGCTGGACGAGGCCATGGGGCGGTACATCGCCGCCAAGGACGGCATCCTCTCCCCCTCCACCATCCGGGGCTATGAGAACATCCGGCGCAACAACCTCCAGGGGCTGATGGGCCTCAGGCTCCGCAGCATCACCCCGCAGCTTGTCCAGCAGGCCATCAACGCCGAGGCAAAGCCCTACACCGGCAAGCGCGGACACCAAAAGCTCCGCACCCCCAAGACCATCCGCAACATCCACGGCCTGCTCTCCGCCGTGCTGGCGGAGTACTGCCCCGGCCTCAGGCTGTCCACCACCCTCCCCCAGAAGGAGCGTAAGGAGCAGCGCGTTCTGGAGCCGGAGGAGATCGGGGCGCTGCTCCGGGCCGTGGCGGGGGACGTGATGGAGATCCCCGTGCTGCTGGCGGTGTGGCTGTGTATGCGGGCCTCGGAAATCTCCGCCCTGACCTGGGACTGCGTGGATTTTGACAAGGGCACCCTCGCCGTCCGGCGGGCCCTGGTGCGGGACAGGGAAAACCATTGGGTGGAGAAGGCCACCAAGACCACCGGCTCCACCCGGACCCTCCGGCTGCCGGACTACGTCAGGGACAAGCTGGCCGCCGCCCGGGACGCCGCCAGCGGCCCCCGGGTGGTCCCCCTCTCCAGCGAGAGCATGTATAAGCGCCTCAAAACTATCCTGAAAAAGAACGGCCTGCCCGATATCCGCTTCCACGACCTGCGCCACACGGCGGCCTCGGTGATGCTCACCCTCAATGTCCCCGACAAGTACGCCCAGGCCCGGGGCGGCTGGGCCACCAACCACACCATGAAAGAAATATACCAGCACACCATGGCCGCAAAACGGACCGCCGTCGACGACGCCATCGACCAGTTCTATGCCGCCCTGCTGCGGCGCTGACTGCCGGCCTCCTGCCGCGCATCCCACCCCTGTGCCCCGGACGGCCCCGGCGGCGCTATGCCGGACTCGGGGCAAATGCCCGGCTTCCTCTCCGGCAGGCATCACGCCTGGCCATCCACTTGTCTGCGCGGGCCGCCCCGGGCCTTCCGCTCCGCCGGGGCGGCCCGTTGGCGTTACTGCAAAAGCGCTTCCAGCTTACAGCCCAACAAGCGGGCCAGATCTGCGCCTACCTGCAAGGAGGGGTTTTTTGAACCCCGTTCGATTTGGCTGAGCATCGCCTGAGAGATTCCTGCCTGTTGTGCAAGCTGGACTTGGAGTATGCCTTTCTCCTCCCGGATGCGGCGGATGTTCTCGCCCACGTTCATGCGCGCCACCTCTTGACAAGGTAGGCGATGACCGCGCCATAAAACACGATTTGGATCACATCCAGCGCCAGGGCCAGCTTTTCCATGCCATAACCTCCTTTTCCGTCGTTTTTATCTCTTGACAACGAGCCTAGAAAAAGGTATCCTCTAGGGGAGGGGCCGAGGCCCCTTCCCCTACTCGGTCAGCTTGCTGATTAGGTCAATCAGCGCTTTCGCGAGGTTTAGGATTGCGGTTGCAAGAAGTAACTTTTCGAGGGTTGGCTTCTTGTGACCGCTTTTCTTTTTCCCGCTCATTGTCTCAGCCTCCTTTTTGTGGTATCGTTAAGGTGTTCCCTTAACTTGGTTATAGTATATCACTGTATACAGTGATTGTCAATCATATTTTCACTGTTCAGAGTGATTTTCTGTTTTGTACAAAAAGGGAGGGAAGAATTGTGTATAATAACCAGCTAATGGCTGAACGAGTAAAATTCCGCGCAAAGACCCAAAAGATCGCTTTGAAAAATATGCTTGATGATTTAGACCTCGGCATCAACTTAATATCCCAGTTAGCTAAAGGGCAAAACATAACCGCAATCAACCTCGCCCGCATTGCGGACTACCTGGACTGTTCCGTGGACTACCTGCTGGGCCGGACAGATAATCCAGAGGTGAACAAATGACAGCCCTGGTTTTACCTCCTTTCCGCTCCACCGGGGCGGCCCTTTTTCTCGCTGGTGCTACTATACTTGAATTTATTCAAGTAGTCAAGAGTTTTACATGAATTTATTCATGTATTCTGTTTTGAATAGAATTGGAGGTTTCAAATTGTGGAACATTCACAAATCATTTTAGGGGTTTTAGCGGCTAAGGATATTTCAGCCTACAGAATCGCCAAAGAAACTGGTATTTCTGAAAGTCTATTTAGTAAGTGGAAAAAGAAACCAACATCTGAGATTGCATCTTCTAGCCTCGCCCGTATCGCCGACTACCTGGACTGTTCCGTGGACTACCTGCTGGGCCGGACAGATAATCCAGAGGTGAACAGAAAAAAAGAGGACGCCTAACCTTAGGCGTCCTCTCCGCTTTTCTGCATGTGATTTTTCGTGTGATATCCCATTCTTTTATGTGACATTTTATTGCTTTTTTCGCTCCGGTGGTGTATCATATACAAAAAGCCCGGAGGGAGGGAGTAGACCTCTAATCCATTGCAGCACAATGATTTTAGCAAATAACAAGCCCCCCAGCTCTTTTCTAAAGCTGGGAGGCTTTGGTGGAGGCGGGGGGAGTCGAACCCGTTAGTAGTTTTGCAAAACCCTTGTATTGCAATAGATATAGCTGTCTACGTAATGTTTGTGTTGCATTTTGTGTGATACCAGGGGGCCGCCCCGGTGCCGGGGGCCACCTGTGGCGTGACGCATCCCGGAAAAAAAGAGAAAGGGGAAACGTCAATGCCGATTACCTTTGAGCCCATCCCTGAGTGGCTGCTGGACGAGCTGGCGGAGCTGGTGGAAGGGGAGCTGCTGCGGCTAGGGATGCCCCGGACGCTGGCGGGCTTCCGGTACTATACCAGCGCGATCACGCGGGCGGTGCAGGAGCCTGGGTGCACCGATTTCATCACCAAGGAGCTCTACCCGGACATTGCCAAGTGCCACCGTGTCACCGCCTCGCAGGTAGAGCGCTCCATGCGCACCGCAGTGCAGCGGTGCTGGAGGTCGGAACAGCGCGAGGCACTGGATGAGATGGCAGGATACCATCTCACCAAGCGCCCCACAAATTCCGAGTTTATCCAGTTAGTCGCTGCGTACATAAGGCGGAAAGCCTAAACTCATTGCCGGGCGGGGGAGCCACTTCCCTGCCCGGCTTTTTTATTGTAGCATACTTCCAGTAGTATATCATACTCTGAAAGAGGTGTGGCGAATGGCATATTCTGAGGCCCAGAAGGAAGCGACGGCCCGGTACAATAAAAAAGCCTATGACCGCATTGACCTGATTGTGCCAAAAGGCAAGCGCCGGATCATTGCGGAGTATGCCAGGGCCCACGGAATGAGTACAAATAAATTCATTAACAATGTTATTGATAAAGCGATGAAGGAAGAGGACGCCTGAACTTAGGCGTCCTCTTCTTTTGCCTCTGCGGGCCTCCCGGCGGCCCCAGGGGTAGCGTTGTCCCGTTCTACAGTCTCGGATATGGCACGATTGATAAAGCCGTTGACGCTCTCTCCACGGGCCTGGGCGTGGGTCTTTATGGTGTCTCGCTGTTCAGCAGTGGTTCTGATCTGAATAGTAGCAACACTTTCCATGTATTTTCTCTGCGCTTTCTTTTGGGCCTCTGTTTTTGGCGGCACCTGTGTCACCTCCTTGAAATCAATATAGCATAGTTGATATTTAAAATCAATTCTACATGTAGATACATTCTGCACAAATCTACATGTAGATATTTGGGGTTTTTGCCGGTTGCTATCTACATGTAGATATGTTATACTATCATTGTCAGGAGGGGAAACCCGAATGACAAAAATAAAAGCCCCGGCGGGCAGGCCGGGGCGGGGGAGGTGAGAAAATGAGATACCACATGGGGATGTGGTACTACCGGGGCAAGACCTACAGCAACTTGCATGAAGCCCTCGTAGACAACTGGCCTAGATAAAGGCCACGGGGCCCGGGCAACCGGGCCCCACCCAAAAATCATCCTCCCCGGGGACAGTATACCACAGCCCCGCCGGAGCCGCAAGAGGGACTTATCCCCCGGCGTCCCGCTCCATCCGCTGGTCAATGGCCTTGTTGATATAGGCGTTGACACTCTCCCCGCAGGCCTCCGCCCGGGCCTGGAGAACCTCTTTCTTGCCCTTGGGCATGGTCAGGTTCACCCGGTCGTAGGTGCGGGCGATATAGTCATTCTGCCATTTGGCCTTCCGCTCTGCCAAACTATCACCTCCCACTCCATTATAGCAGGAAAACAGACGTTACACAACGTAGCATTATCCACAAAACACGTTGCGCAATTTCGGGAGATGTGTCAATTGAAATTCGTTGCGCAACGTGGTATTATAAGACCATGGAAAGGAGGTAAGGCCAATGGCAAAGAAAAAGCGCCGCAGGCGCAAGTCGAAAGCGCAGCCCGCTAGGATGGAAAGCCTGGCAGCCGACATCCTAGCGGGCACAATCTCCGGCCTGATAACAGCGGCAATTCTCAAATTGCTGGGCTGGTAAAGGCCAGGGGGTGCGGGGTTCGGGCCCCGCACCCCAATCATAAAAGAATCTACGAAAAACGTCAAGGGGGTAAAGGATGAAATACCTGCTGTTCGCAATGATTTTCGTGCCGGTGTTTGTGCTGGTGCGGCGGATGATCCGAAAAATCTGGAAATAAGGGTTGCGACATGATCGCCAACAAGACCACGGGCAAAAAGGGGGTGCTGTTCACCGCCGCCTATGTGACGGCCTTTTCGGGATGATGATAAAAGAAACCTGCGAGGCGGTCCATTTCCCGGCCCCTCCCTCGCTGGCCAGGCAGCTCCCCGGGCAGGCCTGCCTATGGGACAAGCCCGCGTTGGAATAGAATTGGAGGACGCCTAAGCTTAGGCGTCCTCTTCTTGCGCTTTTTGCCGGATTTTGTTATAATTCCGGTGCTGCCCTTCCCCATACTGGTAACAGGAAGGGGGTGGATCCTTTGATTCTTCTCGTCAACTTCCTTGTGTCGGTCGGAGCAAGCATAGCTGCCTACTATGTCTACAAATGGCTTGACCGGCACGGCAAGGGCAGTTAAGCCTAAAAATGGCCCCTGGGGAGTGCCTACCTCCCCAGGGGCCTGCCTTTTGCGTGGACACTTTGAAGTCTCGTCAACTTCTTGCTGCGGTTATTATACCACAGCCATCTCAGTATATGCAAGAGGGAGTTTGTTGATTCCGGCCTCTGGCTCACTGATTGAGCCGGGCGAGCACCTGGGCCAGCTCGCCGCGGGTAATCAGGGCCTTGGGGCGGGTGCCGTCCAGGAGGCCCCTGTCCCTGGCCTCCTGCATGACCCCGGCCTCCCAGGTAGCGGGCTCTTTGGCCTTCTGGGCCAGGTAGGCGTCCATCATCTGGTTAAATTGCTCCTGTGTCACGGTATCATCCTCCTTGCTGATTGTCCCGTTGTGCGCCCTGGCATCCACCACCCAATAATAGGCGGCCTCGTTGCGGAAGGTGGCCGGGTCGCCGTTGACCCGGTAGTCCTTGGTGCTGGCCGGGTCGTTGATGCGGATCTTGCCGTCGGCCCACCAGACCACGACGAAGTGCCCGCCGCCGGTCCAGGTGCCCTTTTTCATCAGGACAATCAGGTAATACCCCTGCTTCAGATACTCCAGGGCCTGGTCGTGGATCTTGCTCTTGGGATTATGGTAAGTATTCGTCCAGCTCAGTTGCCAGCAGGTGAGGCCGAAGGCCTCAAACTGGGGCTTGAAGTAGCTGTAATAGGTGCCCTGGTGGAGCGCCTTGTAGCCGTGCTCCACGCTCCACCGGCAGGTATCCACCGGCGTCACCGTCCGGCCTGTCAGCGTGGAGAGGAGCATGGCCGCGCAGGTGGGCCCACAGCCGGAGTCCCCGATGGTGGAGTCCTCCCCCTTCACCCGGTAGGGGGTATTTTTCCACCGTGCATCCGTCTGATAGTAAATTACCGGCCGCTTATTCATGCCTCCACCTCGGGCAGCCCGGCCACGCTGGTCAGCAGGGACAGCAGCCCGGCCAGCGCCGCCGCCGAGGCCACCACCGGCCAGCTCACATCTGCCAGCACCGTGGACGCCCCGATGGTGGCGATGGCGGTCTGGGCCACCGTCTTGACGGCCCGGATCCCCGCCGCTTTCAGCCATTTTCTTGTATGCTCGCTCATTCTTGCGTCTCTCCCTTCAAAAGCTCAGGCGTCGTCCTCGTGGGCCGCCTGGTTGAGATGCTTTTCCAGCTTGTTCAGGGCCTCATGTACCGGGCCGTCACAGCCCTGCTCCTCCAGCCCCCGCAAACAGGCCAGGATGCCGTAGCAGATAAGCGTCTGCTCCCTGCGGATGGCGGCCAGCTCCCTGTCCTGCCGCCGGTTTCTCTCCACGAATTTCAGGCACCACACCACTCCCCCGCCGATGACGCCCAGGGCGGTGAGTACCGCTGCCGTCTTGATGATGGTATCCACACCGATGGTCACTTCCAACGTGATCACCCCCTTTTCTGTCGGAGCGCCCTGCGGACGGCGTTGGCAGAGAGGTCCAGCTCCCGGGCGATGGAGGCGGTGGAGCGTCCGGCGGCCCGGCGGGCGCGGATCTCCCGCTGGAGGAGGGTGAGGCCGTCGGGCTGGGGCTGGAGGCCCCCCAGCACCTTGTAGACGGCGCCCAGGCCCAGGCCGTAGGCCTCTGCCAGCTCCCGGCAGGTGGCCTGCCAGCCCTGGGCGGACAGCTCCCGGCGGCTCATGACCCCCACCAGCCGCCGCAGGTTGGCCTCCCCCCGCTGGCGGGTGCGGGTGACGGTGCAGCCCTGCACCCCCAGCTTCCCGGCGATGCCCCACACCGGCAGGCCGGACAGGTAGAGCAGCAAAATCTGCCGCTGCCTGGGGGTGAGCACCAGGGCCCGGCGGATGAGCCTCTCCAGATCCACGCTGCCGTCGCCGCGGACGCACCCGGCGGCCAGGGTCCGGGCGTCGGCGTAGCGGCGCAGCTTGTCCGCCGCCCGCTCCAGGGTGCGGCTGATGGTGCTGGGGTCCCGGCCCAGCAGGGCGGCGATGTCCTGCCGGCTCTTGCCCGCCCGCCAGAAGAGCAGAAAGACCTGCCGCTGCCGGGGGGTGAGGGCGGCGGTGCCGTCGTCCACCACCGCCCGCCGCCAGCTCAATTCCTGGCTGTTATCGTTGGCAAAGCTCTCCAGCTGCTGCCAGGTCAGGTACTCCAGGGCGTCCCCCCGGGCCCCGTCCAGCCGGGCCCAGCCCCCCGCCCGGGGCCGGGGCCTGGGCGGGTCCAGCCGCCGCAGCACCTCCCGCACGTCCCGCACCATCTCCCGCAGCAGGGCCAGCCGCCGGGCCAGGGCGTGCCGCTCCCCGGAACCGGCGGCGGCCAGGGCGGCCCTGGCCTCCCGCTGCCTGGCCAGCAGGCCAGCCAGGGTCTGCCGGTACTCCTCAGCAAGTGTATTTCCGGTCCCGCCAATAGCCGGGCTCGTAGTAGTGCCGGGCAAGGCTCCCCACCTCCCTGGTCTGGAGCAGCATCTGCCGCAGCAGCCGGATGTCCCCCTCCAGGACCGCCCGCTCCCCTGGCCCGGCGGCGGCCTGCCGCTCCATTGCAGCCTCCAGGGCCTGCCGCAAGGCCGCCGCAGCCTGGAAATATTCCTCCGACAGCTCCCGCAGCGTGCCCATCATCCAAACACCACCAGTTGGCCGTCATAGGCGGCGTCGCTTTGCAGCACAATGTCCCCGGTGGCCTCCTGATAGGACACCTGGGTGCACTTCACCGCCCAGGTGTTGTCCCTCAGCGCCCCGTCCACCAGGTGCCGCAGGGTGCAGCCGAACCGGCCGCTCTGGCGGTTGTGGGCGGACCGGGGCAGGGTGAGCGTCCCGCCGGCCCATTCCCCGGCGGTGAAGTCGATGACCGTCCCCAGGGTGCCCCCCAGCCCGGCCCGGTGGATAGCCATGAGGCTGGGGTTGGCCTCCACCGCCGCCTGCTGGTCCGGCGGCAGGGGGAACCCCAGGGTGTAGCGCCACAGGGCATAGGGCAGGTCCCCCTCCGGCGGGTAGTAGGGGGGCTGGCCGGTGAAGGCCAGGAAGGTGCGGGTGTCCACCACCTGGGCCTCGTAGCCCCCGGACACCGGCGTCAGGGTGACGGCGGCCAGCTCCAGGTCATAGATATCCTCGCTGTGGACCGGCTCCTCCACTGCCAGTAGCTGGAAGGCCCGCACGTCGGCGGTCTTGTTCATCCGGGCCACAATCCTGCACCCGCCGGGGGCCATCACCGTCTCGGTGCCGTCGAATTGCACCATCCGGCCCCGCACATAGGCACACCCGGCGCATACCCGCAGCAGCGCCCCCTCCTGGACCACCACCTTGCAGGCGTCCCCCTCCGGCCCGGCCATCACCCCCGCCTGACTGAAGAAGGGGGCGAAAAAGGCCGCGTGGTCGTCGGCGTCATACTCCCGGTCGTACCCCGTGGGGTGGCTGACCAGGTCAGCCGTGGGCTCCGCGTTGAAAAAATAGCTCTTCATCCTTCACTTCCTATTCAAAAAAAAACTCCCCGGCGCCTTGCCTTTTCCCTGCCGCCTGTGGTATACTCTTGGTGTCAATTTCGCTGTAAGGAGGCGCCTTTTATGGACATGACCGAGACCAGCCGGCTGATCCTGGGCCTGCGCGGGGCAGGCTGGAGCGAGAATGAAATTAACGACTTCATCCTCCATTATGTCGAGTCAGAGGATGACCAGTACAAGCCCAAGCGGAAAGAGGGCTGACGCGCCGGGGAGCACTCCCCGGCTTTTTTTATGGGCCGTCCCCTCTTAGCTCCCCCTTTGGGGGAGCTGTCGCCGCCGTAAGGCGGTGACTGAGAGGGCGAACCCCCGCCTGGCTGCGGGCCGTCCCCGTAAAAGCCCTCTCCGGCCCTTGGCGGCGGGCATCCGCTCCATTCCGTTGTTCGTCCTCTCCCCACGCGACCCGCTACGCTGGGCTCGCGTGGGGGCCCCGGTTCAGGGCTCCCCCGTCCCCCCTTAGCTCCCCCTTTGGGGGAGCTGGCACGGCGTAGCCGTGACTGAGAGGGCGAAAAACTGAGAGGGCCGTCCTTCACCGGTCCAACCGGTCGAGGATTTTTTCGACGGTGCGGGCGATCTGGCCTTCGGTGAGGGCGGGGGCCTGGTGGATGGTGACGCTGGCGGAGGCGTTGCGGACGGTGCTGTGGGAGGGTGTGGGGGCCATGTGTCCGGCAACGGCGTCCATGGCGCCGGCCAGGGCCCTGGCCAGATTGGCGCCGCCGTCGGGAAAGAGCTTTCCGGCCAGGCCGGCCTTGTCCTTGGCGGCGGAGGGGTCCCGGTCCCGCCCGGCCTGGAGGCCGGCGCTCTCCCGGCGTTTGGCTTCCTCCAGGGCCCGCTGATAGTCGGCCTCGGCCTGGGCCCGCAGGGCGGCGTATTTGGCCTCCAGCCCCTCCAGGGCGGTCTGATAGGCCCCCTCCAGGGCCTTCACCTGGGCCTCGTAGTCCCCCTTGGCGGCGTCCTGGGCGGCAGAGGCCGCCTCCCTGGCGGCCTCCAGTTCCTTCTGGGCCTCCGCCTTCTCCTGGTCCTTCTGCCGGTAGAAGGCGGTGTCCTCCTTGTCCTGAATGGCCTGGTCCAGAGCGGCCTGGAGCCGCAGGATCTCCTTCTCCCACTCCGCCCGGTCCTCGTCGGTGCGGGCGTAGGCCAGTTGGGCCTGGGCGGCCTCCAGCCGCTTGCGGGCCCGGTCGATGGCCCCGTCCTGGTCCTCATCCTCCCGCAGCTCCCGCCGGGCCTGGATCTCCCCCTCGATGCCCGCCACAATGGCGTCCAGGCGCTTCTGCTCCAGGGCCAGCTCCGCCTGGATGGCGGCCTTTTTGGCCTCGTAGGCCTCCTTGGCGGCGGCCTTTTGGGCGGTGAGGGCGTCCTTCTCCGCCGCCTGCTCCCCCTTGAGGGCGGCGTCCAGCTCCTTCTGCCGGGCCTCGTAGGCCGCCTTGGCCTCCGCCACCCGGCGCTCATAGGCCTCCTGCTCCGCCCGGGCCTCGGACTCGGCCACCTCCTGCTGGTAGCGGTGGAGCTCCACATTGGCCTGCCGCCAGGCGGCGGAGTCCTCCTCTAAGTACTGGTCCCGCAGCCGGGCCAGCTCCCGGTAGTAGTCCGCCCGGCTGATGAGGCCCATGTCGAGAAAATACTGCTGGTCGGCCATCTGCTCGTCGTAGGCGGCCTGGCAGATCCGCCGCTCCTCGGCCTGGTACTCCCGGCTGGCCTGGGCCCACTCCCGGCTGCCCTCCTGCCAGTATTTGTCCCGGAGGGCCCCCAGGCGATCCAGGTATTCCCCGGTGGTGATGCGCTCGTTCTCCAGGGCTTCCTCCAGGGCGGCCAGCTCCCGGTCATAGGCCCCCTTCTGCCAGGCGTGGAGCTCTTCCTCCAGGTCCTGCCGCTGCCGGGTGTTGTCCGTCAGGTACTGCTCCCCCAGGGCGGCCTTGCGGCGGTAATAGTCCTCCTCCGCCACCAGGTCCATGGCCCGCAGGTGGTCCAGCTCGGCCACGGCGGCCCGGTAGGCCTCCAGATCCCGCTCCGCCTGGGACTGCTCCTGTCCGCCGGGACTGGAGCTTCCGGCGGCGGAACCCCGGCCCCCGGAAGTTCCGGTTCCGCCGGAAGAGCCGGACAGGCCATAGTCCCGGCCCAGCATGGCGGAGACCCGGTTAAAATCCTCCCGTTGCTCCTCCGCCCGGTTGAGCTGGGCCAGGGCGGACAGGTACTGTTGGGCCTTGCGCCAGTCGGCATTGCTCTGGAGGGCGTTGTAGCCGTGGCTGTAGTAGTCATCGTTATTCTGCCAGTCGGCCCCGAAGGCGGCCTCCTGGGCCTTGGTCTGGTAGAGGGTGGCCAGGGCCCGGAGCTGGTCCTTGACCCCGGCGGTGGTGGCGTTGAGGGCGGCCAGCTTGGCCTGCTCCCCGTCGATGAGGGCCTGGGCGGCCGAGGCGGCGTTGTCATAGGCCAGGTCGTAGGCCGCCCTCTGGGCGGCGGTGTAGGCCTCCAGCGCCCCTTGGGTGAGGGTGTAGCCGCCGGCTGTGGCCTCGAGATAGCGCTCCAGCTCCGGGTACTGCCGGAGCAGGGCGGCCAACGTGTCCACCGACAGGGAGCCGGCCTCCGCCGCCTCCTGCTGGGCCTTGGCCAGCAGCTCGTAGCCGCCCCGTACCCCCTCCAGCACCCCGGCCAGGGCGCTGCCCCTTTGGGCCGCCTCCCCCGTGGCGGCGGCGGTGTCCGCCTGGGCGGCTGCGGCGGCCTGTGCCGCCGGGGTCAGGTCCCCGTATTCCGCCTTGAGGGCGGCGGTGGCGGCGGTATTGTCCGCCTGGGCGGCGGTGAGGGCCTTCACCGCGTTCCGGGCGTCGGTGAGGCCCCCGGACACCTCCGGGTCGTAGAGCCCCCCCTCCAGCATCCGCCGGTGGGCCTCCTCGGCGGCGGCCAGCTCTTCTTCCGCCACCGCCAGGGCCTGGGCGATCTGGATGCGCTCCTTCTCCAGCTCGATGAGCTGGGCCACGGCGTCGGCCTGGAGCTGCTGCCGGGCCTGGGCGGCCACCAGCCGCTCCACCGCCTCCGCCGTCAGGTTGAGGGAATCCGTCTGCCCGTCGTAGGCCAGGGACAGGCCGGGCACCGCCTCATTGAGCTGCTCCACCAGCCCCAGCAGGGTCTGCTTTTGCAGGGCGCTCTTGTCCTCCACCGCCGCCAGCTCCACCAGGGCGGCGGCCGCCGCCCTGGTCTCCTCCGCCGAGGTCTGGAGCTTTGCGCTCTCCTCCCGCCGGGCGGCGGCGGCCGCCTCCAGGCTGTCCGTCAGGGAGCGGGTGCGCTCGGTGGTCAGGGCGGTGCTCACCGCCAGGGAGCCCAGCACCGCCACCAGGGCCCCGACAGCCGTCACCACCGCCCCCGCCGGGTTGGCGTTCATGGCCACGTTGAGGCCGGTCTGGGCGGCGGTGGCCGCCGTCAGGGCGGTGCGCAACGACTGGTAGACCGTCACCCCGGCGGACAGGGCCTGGGTCACTCCGCCGGTGAGCTTGAGCATGGGCCCCAGGGCGGCCAGGAAGAGCCCGGCCTGCACCACCGCCTTCTTGGCGCCCTCGTCCAGATCGGCGAAGGACTGGACCAGGCCGTTGAGCCGCTCCAAAATGGGGGTGATCACCGGCAGCAGGGCCTCCCCGGCGGAGGCGGCGGCCTCCTTGACGCTCTCCTGGAGGATGCGGATCTGGTTGGCCGCCCCCTCCGACGTGCGGGCAAAGTCCCCCTGGGCGTTGCCGGTCTGCTCCAGCACGTATTGATAGCGCAGGGCCACTTGATGGGCCTGGTCCATCTGGGTGTAGGCGGTCTGGTAGCCCTTGGCTAAGGCGTAGGCCTGTAAATTGGCCTGGGTCATGACCACCCCGAGATTTTTCAGGCTTTCCGTCTCGCCGGTGAAGATGCTCTTGAGGGCGGTCTGGGCCTCCCCGATGGAGATGTTCTTGAAGGAGGCCAGATCCCCGGCCAGGTTGACCAGGGTCTTGGACATGTCCGCCGCCTGGTCCTGGGCAAAGCCCATGGAGGTGGCCATGTCCCCGTACAGGGCGGCCATGTCCAGGGCGGTGCCCCGGGCCAGGCCGATGGAGGTCAGGGTGGTGTCCGCCCAGCTCTTGACGCCGACTGCCGCCGCGCCGAAGGCCACCTCCACCTTGTTGACGGCCTCCTGGGCGTCGCTGGCGTACTTGGCCGCCGCCGTGCCCGCCGCCGCCAGGGGCAGGGTCAGCCCCGCCGTCAGTTGGCTGCCCAGGCGGTCCAGCCGCTCCCCCGCCTGGCCCAGCTTGTCCTTGAGCCGGTCCAGGGGCAGGCTGTTCAGCCCCTCCAGCTCCTGGGCGGCCTTGCGGGCGGCGGCCTCCACATAGCTCAGCTCCCGCCGGATGGCCTGGTACTGCTCCGCCGACCGGTCCATGCCCTGTTTGTCCAGCTCCGCCAGGGCCTTTTTCAGCAGATCCGCCTTCTGGGTGGTCTGCTCCACCGCCCGCCGGGCCAGCTCCTGGGCCCGCCGGAACTGATCCCCGTTCCACTCCAGCTTGAGGCCCTTCTGCAAGGTCCCCAGCTCCGACTGGGTGGTCCGGATGGCCCGGTTGGCCCCGTCCAGGGCGGTCTTTAGCTTGGTGGTGTTGCCGCCGATCTCAATCTCAATGCCCTTTACATGGGACGCACGTAATGCCAAGGAATCCCCCCTTTTCTATAAAGCCCTCTCCGTCTGGCCTGCGGCCAGCCACCTCTCCCAAAGGGAGAGGTAAGAGAGTTGCGCAGGCTCCCCCCGTCCCCTCTTGGCTCCGCCGTAAGGCGGGAACCGGGGCCCCCGCGCGAGCCCAGCGCAGCGGGTCGCGTGGGGAGAGGACGAGCAAGGGAGCGCAACGGATGCCCGCCGCCAGGCGGGCGGAGTGTAGCGGACTTTGCGAGGACGAAGGGGGAGCTGGCACGGCGGTAGCCGTGACTGAGAGGGCCGTTCCCCTGTCTGACTGAGAGGGCGAACCCCCGCCGGCTGAGAGGGCTACCCCCCGGTGAGCTTCAACTGATTGAGGATCCGCCGGAAGGCGGGATTTTCGTGGAAGGGGGTGGTGGCGGAGGGCTCCCGCTGGTCGAACCCGTCCAGGACCAGGTAGCAGAGGCACCGGTGGTAGAGGGCCCAACGGGGGGAGCCCTCCGGGGGCTGGGGCACGCCGGCGTTGGCCAGGTAGGCCACGGCGCCGGAATAGAGCCCCTCCAGGGCGTCCAAATCCCCGGGGGTGGGGTCCTCGATGCGGCAATAGGCCAGCAGGGCGTCCCGCTGCCGGGCCGTCACGCCTTGGTCTTGGGCAGGGTAGCCACCACAAAACCCTTGTCCACAATGAGGTTGCCCCCCACCATCACGTCCCCCAGGATGGTATACATGCGCTCCACGGCCTTGACGCTCTCGTCCACCCGGACCGAGTAGCCGCTGAAGAGGCCCAGCTCATAGTTGGCCGGGTCGCCGTAGAGCATGGTGGGCAGGTCGGCGGCGCCGGGGGTGGCGGCCGACAGGCTGGTGAGGTCGGAGCAGATGGTGTAGGGCAGGCTGACGCCGCCGTCCCGGATAGTGCCGGTGTTGGGGTTGCCTGGGTCGGGGGAGATCTCCATGAGGCGGCGCTTCTCGTTGGCGCCCCGGAGCTGGCCGATGGCCTTCAAATCCTGCTTGGTGAGCAGCAGCCGGGCAAAGGGCCCCATGGCCTCGCCGGAGCCGTAGGCGAAATAGAGGGTGTCCAGCAGGTCCACGTCCACCCCGGCCACGGCCTGGGTGGCGTAGATGGGGCTGCCCGCCTTGTTTTTGGCGGTCTTGATGCCGTACATGGTGGGGCTGGCCGCCCCGTCCCCGTTGAGGATGAGCCCCGCCACCTTGCGCCGCATGGCCCGCATGGCCATGCCGTAGATCTTCTGGTAGTAGTTGGCGGGGGATAGGCTGTTGATGTTCCGGTCCACATAGCTGGTGACGTTGACCTCGTAGGGCTTGATCTCCGCCACGGCGAAGGTGGGGTCGGCGCTGTCCGCCCGGGCCTTGCCGGCGTTGGCGGCCACAATGCCCCCCTGGGCGTCCAGCTCAGTGAGGACGTAGGGCTCCTGGAAGGCGGTCATGCCGGACAGGTCCTGGACATAGACCTGGTCCACAATGGAGCTGACCAGGTTGCCCAGGGGGTCCCGAATGTTGCTCCCCGCCCCGGTGGGCTCCACCAGATTGCCGGTGGCCAGGGTCACCGACTTGTCCGCCGGCCGCAGGGCCCGGTAGACCTCCCGGGCGTCAAAGGCCACCGCCTCCCCTTTCCGCAGGGCCTCGGCCCGCTCCCCGGCCTTGTCCCGCTCCTCCGCCGGGTGGGGCGGGGCCTCCAGAAATTTCCGGTCCATCTCGTCCACCAGGGCCTTCACCTGGGCGATCTCCCCGTTGAGCTTGCCCACCTGCTCCATGGCGGACTGGTACTGTCCCTGCTCCCCGGCCTGATAGGCCTCATCCGCCTGCTTGACCAGGGCCGCCCGCTGCTGGAGCAGGTCAATCATCTTGCGTCTCATGCTGTCGCTCCTTTCCATATTTCCCCAAAATCGGTACTATAGTACCTTTTTTGACTTCCACTATTCCCCAAAATCGGTACTATAGTACCTTTTTAGCTTCCAACATTTCCCAGAATCGGCACTATAGTTCCTTTTTGGGCTTCCACTCTTTCCCAGAATCGGCACTATAGTTCCTTTTTTAGCTCCCGTCCCCTCTTGGCTCCGCCTTTAATGCCCTCTCCGTCTGGCCTGCGGCCAGCCACCTCTCCCAATGGGAGAGGTAAGTAAAGTAGACCGTCCCCCCTTTAGCTCCCCCTTTGGGGGAGCTGTCGCCGCCGCAGGCGGTGACTGAGAGGGCAACCCCCCCCAGCGGGGGCCGTTCCCGTAAAAGCCCTCTCCGGCCCTTCGGGCCACCTTCCCCCAAGGGGGGAGGTAAGAGAGTTGCGCAGGCTTTCCACTATTTCCCAAAATCGGTACTATAGTTCCTTTTTCGACTTCCACTATTTCCCAGAATCGGCACTATAGTACCGATTCATATCAACTATCGTACAAGCAGCGGGCCCGCTCCAGGTCCAGGGCGGCCCTGGTTTTCCAGTCCCGCCAGTCCTGGGGTTCCGCGCCGCCGTAGCGCTTGCTCTTGAGCACCCCGGCCCCGGGCTGGGCGGGCACCGCCACCAGGGAGACCTCGTAGGCGTCGGCGGCGCCGTCCAGCTCCATAATGCAGGTCTGGCCCTCGTAGGTCTTCCCGGGCTGGTGGGGGCAGCAGGCAACGGTCTGGTCGGCGCCGCACACCGAGCACAGCACCCGGCGCACCGCCACCCCCACGCTGCACTCCCGCAAAATGCCGCTCTCGATGGCGGCGATGTCCCCGGCGGTCTGGGGGGTGCGGGGCATGTAGCACCGCAGCACCAGCCGCCGGTCCTCCCCGTCCCCCTCCACCCCTGCGGCGTAGACCCGGGCGGTCTGGGCCCCGGCGCTCCAGGCGTGGTCCCGCAGCACCGGCCGGCCCACGTAGAGCCTGGCCAGCTCCTCCAGGCATTGGGGGGTAAAGCGCTCGAACTCCCGGTCGATCCGGCTGTCGCAGGCGGCCAGGCGGAAGACGAACACCTCCCCGGCCTCCAGGGGCCGCAGGGCCTGGGCGTTGACAAGGGCCAGCTCGGCCCCGTCCAGGGCGGCCCCCTCCAGCCGGGCGGCCTTACAAATCCGATTCAATTCCATTCCTCCCTTGCGCCGCCCGCAGGCGGCTGAGCTCCGGCCACTGGGAGAGGGGCACAAAGTTGAGGCTGGCCTGCCGCTCCTCCCCGCCGGGCACGTCGGGCATGTCCTCCAGGGCCATGATGTCGTTGACGGAGAACCCGCCGATCTCCCGCATGGTCCGGTACCAGGTGGCCCGGGAACCGGTGTCCCCCTTGAGCTCGGCCATGAGGTTGATGCGGATCTCCAGCCCCCGGCGCAGCTCCCCGGGGGAGAGCAGCTTCCAGGTCTGCTCCTCCTCGTACTGGGCCACGATGGGGTGGAGGGTGCCCACCACGTACTCGATGGCGTTCTGCTCGTTGCTGCCATAGGCCTGCTTGCCCTCCTGGAGCTTATACAGGGGCACCCCGAAGTACCGGGCGATGTCCCGGACGGCGATCTCCTTGTCCTCGATAAACTGGGCGTCCCGGTTGGTGGCGGAGATGGGGGTGTAGCTGAGCCCCAGGTCCAGGATGGCCACCCGGTGGGCCCCCCGGGGCCCGGCGTGGACGGCCTCCCACTCCCGGCGGACCCAGTCCTTGTGGGAGAGGCGCTCCACGCCCCCCGCCCCGTCGGGCACCTCCACCGTCCCCCGGCCCAGGTCGGCGTCGGTCTTGAGGATGCCGGCGGGCTGGCCCCCGCTCTGGTAGTAGGCCAGGCCGTACTGCTGGGCGGCCCGGGCGGCGGCGATGACCTCCCCGGCCCGGCCCAGCACCGCAAGGCCGGTGAGCCCGTCCCGGGTGGCGCCCTTGTAGTGACAGATATCCTCGTTGGGCAGCACCATGGGTTCCCCGGTGAGGGGGTGGGCCACGGTGTACCACACCCGCCCGGCAGAGTCCCGCCAGGGGGCCACCAGCCGCCAGGGCACCGGGATGAGCTCCCGGGGGGCGCCGGTGGACGGGTCCCGGAGGATCCAGTCGTAGCCGTTGCCCCCCTCCAGGCGGCTGCACTCCAGCACCTTCCTGCGGATGAAGGGGGTCATGGCCTCGTTGGGCCGCCGGTTGAGCAGCTCCAGCAGGGGGTGGTCCAGCCGCCGCCGGGTGGCGTTGTCCATCACGTAGTTGGGCAGCTTGCCGATGCTGTCGCTGAGGATCTCCAGGCACCGGTCCACCGCCGACAGCTTGCGGGCGGCGCTCTCCCCCACCTCTCCGGGGTATCCCGCCAGCGCCCCCGCCCCGGCCAGCCCCGCCGCCGTCACCGCCTTGGCCCGGCCCCCCGCCAGCCGCAGCAGCCCCTTGCGCAGCCTCACGGGCCGTCACCTCCCAGCAGCACCAGCAGCGCCGCCCCTATGGCCAGCGCCCCGCCTGCAATCAGCCCCGCCGGGGGATAGATCAGCCATACCCCCGCCGATATCGCCACGCCGCCCGCCGCCAGGGCCAGCTCCGCCCCGATCTCCGTCAGGGCCCGCAATAGGTTCCGCGTCGTTACCGCCTCCTTTCTTTGTTTGCCCGTTGTCTCTTAGCTCCCCCTTTAATGCCCTCTCCGTCTGGCCTGCGGCCAGCCACCTCCCCCAAGGGGGGAGGTAAGAGGGAAACCTGTAAGCACACGCCTCTGACCAAAACGGCCAGCTTCCGGGCTTGTCTCTTAGCTCCCCCTTTGGGGGAGCTGTCGCCGCCGTAAGGCGGTGACTGAGAGGGCCGTCCCCCGCCTGGCTGAGAGGGCCGTCCCCCCGTCTGGCTGAGAGGGCCGTCCCCTCACATAGTCCACCCGCCCCTGTTGATAGCCTGGGGCAAACCGGCGGGGGCCTGTTTTTTGACCAGCACCCGGGCCAGGGCGTTGAGGGCGGCGGCCAGGGGGTCGATGCGCCGGGAATCGTCCTTGTGTTTTTTGTTGAGCTTGACGTCGCCGTAGTTGTTGACCACCTCCACGGCGTTGGCCAGGCACCAGATCAACAGGGGGCTCTCCTCCAGCACCAGCCTGCCCTGGAGCAGCAGCTCCCGGAGGGCCTTGACAGCCAGGTTCTGCCCGGCGCAGGTCTGGGGCACCTCCACGCAGAAATCGGGGTTGTTGCGGCTCTCGCACAGCTTGATGGCCAGGTCGGTGGCGTTGTGGCCGTCGTAGTCGGTTTCCTCCACCTGCCACTGGTGTTGGGCCTCCCCCTGGCAGATCCAGCTTTCCACATAGCGGTTGTCGGTGACATCCCCGGGGGTGAGGGTGCAGTACCCGGCCCGGGCCCAGTCCCGGTAGGGCACCCGGTCGGAGTGCTCATGCCGCAGGGCGGCGTTTTCGGGCAAAAACCCGTGGACCTTGAGGGCGATCCGCCCGTCGGGCAGGGCAAAGACCGCCGCCGCGCCGGACAGGTCAACGCGCTTGCCCAGATCAAAGCCGCAGTGGCAGGGCAGGCCGCCGGTGAGGGCGGCGAACTGGTCCCCTGGCACCTGGGCGGCCCGGGCCAGGGCAAGCTGCTCCTCGCTGAGATAGCTGTTGACGCTGGCGGCCTGCCACAGGCAGCAGCGGCGGGTGAGGAACTCCCGGATCTTCACCGGGTCGCCGGAGCCGTAAGCGTCGTCGTGCTCGGCCTGGATCTCGTCCAGCAGATAGCCGGTGTAGGCGTTGGGAAAGCGCAGCATGGGGTTGGCCTTGGCCCAGGCGTTGGGGTCGTGGGGGTCGTCCTCCGGGTCCAGCTCCCGGATCATGAGGAAGGTCCGCTCGGCCTGGAGGGACGGGTCGGTGAGCACCCGCTTGTAATAGAGCTCGTCCTGATAGCAGGGCTTGTTTTCGGCGTCGTCCCCGGCGGTGGTGATGGCGTCCAGCAGGCTCTGGGCCCGCTTGCCGAACCCGGAGCGCCCCCGGTCGTAGATCTCCCGGGTCAGGTGGGCGTGCCACTCGTCCACGCAGAAGTAGGAGGGGGCGCCGGAGTCCTTGTTTTTGGTGTCTTTGGACAGGGGCCGCATAAAGCCCCCCCGGGTCCGGTGGGTCACCGGGTTGGCCTTGGGCACGCGGAGCCGCTTTGCGATGGCCGGGGAGGCCAGGGCGATCTTCTTGGCGTCCCCGTAGACCCGCATGGCCTGGCCCCGGTCCACGGCGGCGCACTCCACCTCGGGCTCCTGCTCGAAGGCGGCCAGGTCGGGCCGGTAGGGGGGGTACATGGCGTCGGCGCACATGTGGTAGAGGCACTTGGCGGCGTTTTCCGTGGATTTGACATTGCCCCGGGCCCGCTTGTTGTAGGAGAGCAGGAACCGCCGGGCCCCGGTGTCCCGGTGGACCCAGCCGTAGAGGCACCCCTGGTCAAAGACCTGCCAGGGCTGGGGCTGGATGGGCTGCCCGGCAAAGACCCCCCGCACCTGGATGCACTGGCCGAACCAGCGGAGGATCCGGTCGGCCCGGGTGGTGTCGAACACCCAGGGGAAGTCCTCGGCGCCCTGGCGCTTCAGGTCGTCCAGATGCCGCTGGCAGGCGGCGATCTCGTACCGGCAGCACTGCCGCCGCAGCCTGCCCTGCGTCACCTGCTTGGCGTAGACGCTCACCGGATGGTGCAGCCCGCTCTTCCAACGCTCCACTGTGTTGCTTCCCTCCTTTCCGTCCCCCCTTGGCTCCCCCTTTAAGGCCCTCTCCGTCTGGCCTTCGGCCAGCCACCTCCCCCAATGGGGGAGGCCGCAGCGTTAAGAAAACTTGCCGGTGGCAAGTTTTTAGCGTACTGCGCCCGCAGGCGCGTTTCGGAGCGCAACCGCCGCAACGCGGCGGCTCTTAGCGCGGAGATGCCCGGCCAGCTATGCTGGCCGGGGGGAACCGACAGCCCGCAGCCAGACGGGGGGACGGCCTCTCAGTCACCGCCTTACGGCGGCGACAGCTCCCCCAAGGGGGGAGCTAAAGGGGGACGCGGGGGCCCCGGTTCCCGCCTTGCGGCGGAGCCAAGAGACAACGGGAGGGCACAAAAAAAGCCGCCATTCCGGCGGCAATAGACAAAACGCAGCACACGTGATAGAATAGAGGGGCCCCTGACTGGGGCCCCCGCAAAGCCGGAAGGCTTTGTGGGGAGAGGCGGAGCAAGGGAGCAGAGCGAGGGAGGGCCGCCAGGCCGTCCTGAGCGGAGCGGACTTTGTGACGCCGAGGGCGCTGCCATAACGGCAGGCGGTTTAGCCACTTCCCTGTGAAGGGAGGTGAGGCGAATGGGAGACGGGCGCTGGGCGAGAGCCCTGCGGATCCTGATAGGGTTTATCATTGCCGTCCTGGTGATGGTTTACATATCCCCAAGCGCGTGTTGACCGCCCGGCGGGCACCGAGCGGTCAACCTGGGAAACCTTGTTGACTTAAGGGGCTGACCGCCATGTGGCAGCGCCCTTTCCTCTATTATAGCAGACGGCCGGGTTTTGTCAACAGACAGAGCCCGGCTATTTTTTTACAGACGAAAGGATGGATTACCTATGGAAAACCGCATCAACTGGAACCAGCTCACCCCGGCGTGCTACGCCATCGCCAACCGCAACGGCGTGGATCTGGGGGTGGCAGAGAGCATGATCCTGCAAAACATCCGGGAGGGCCGGGCGGCCAACCCCGGGGCGGAGGAGCTGCTGCCGGTGGGCTTCCGGCCGGACTGGGCGGCGCTGCGGGGCCTGGAGGACAACCGGGCGTACAACGTCTGGCGGCGGGTCCGGCAGGCCAACGTGAAGCCCCTGGCCGCCCTGTGGAACGCCCAGGACTACGCCGGCATGACGGCCCTGCTGGAGGGGGCCGCCGACCCTTGGGCCGGCCGGGAGGACCCGGAGGAGGCGGGGGAGTAATTGGTCCCCATCCGCTGCTACGACCCGCCGGAGGCGGGGGCGCCGGTGTTCCGCAGCCAGGGGCTGGTCACCGCCGCCACGTCGGTGACCCTCGTCGAGCGGCACTTCACCCCCGGGACCTTCACCGTGGAGGTGCCCTGGGAGGCCCGCCACGCCAACCGGCTGGCGGTGGGGCGGCTGGTGCGCGCCGGGGATCAGGACGGGCCGGCCTTCTGGGGCATCATCGACAGCCTGGCCCTGGAGGCCGGGGCGGCGGGGCAGATGCTCACCGTCTCCGGCCGGCAGCTCAAGGGGCTGACCCAGGACCGGATCACCATCCCCCCGGACTTCACCACCGTCACCGGGGCCCAGGGCTACGACCCGGCCAACGGCCCCACCGAGACGGTCATGAAGCATTTCGTGGCCGCCAACCTCTTCAACCCCGCCCAGCCCGGCCGCATCCTCTGCGGGCTGGACATCGCCCCCGACCAGGGCCGGGGGCTGCCGGAGGACAAATACCTCAGCCGCCACCAGATCCTCTCCGACGTGCTGGCCGCCCTGGGGGAAGGCGCCGGGCTGGGGTACGACATCGTCCCCGATCTGGAGCGCCACCGGCTGGTCTTTGACGTGACCCAGGGGGAGGACCACACCGCCGGCCAGTCCGCCCGCAAGCGGGTCATCCTGGACGTGGCCCGCAAAACCGCCCTGTCCCAGCGGTACGAGTATAGCGCCGGGGACAGCCGCAACCTCTTTTACACCACCCTGGCCGGGGCGGAGCTGGCCGACGAGGCCCTCACCGTCACCTACATGCGGGAGGGGGAGGCCGAGCCGGTGGGCATCCGCCGGCGGGAGGCCCACCTGAGCCTCTCCGCCAGCACCCCCGCCGCCGGGGAGGAGTACAACGAGCTGCGCCGCCTGGCCCTGCTGGAGGCCGAAGGCTGGAAGCCCGCGGAGTGCTTTACCGTGGAGCTGGCCCCCGGGCCCTACGTCTACCGCCGGGATTTCCAGGTGGGGGACCTGGTGACGGTGCGCAACCAGGCCTGGGGCATTGCCATGGACGCCCGGCTCACCGAGATGCAGACCGCCTGCACCAGCGCCGGCGTGGCCCTCTCCGCCACCTTCGGCACCGCCCCCCTCAACCTGGCGGGGCGCCTCCGGCGGCTGGTGGGGCAGGGGAGGTGATCCTATGGAAACCTGTTCTATGGAGGACTTCGGGGCCCGGCTCACCGGGCTGCTGGAGGAGGAGGCCCGGCAGCGGCGGGAGGCTCTGGACGAGGCCCTGGCCCGGCGGGCCGCCGCCCTCAAGCGGGACCTGGCCGCCGGGAGCCCCCGGGAAACCGGGGCCTACGCCGCCGGGTGGCGGCTGCGCACCGCCATGCGCAACCATGAGAAGGTGCGCATCCTCTCCAACGGGGCCAAGCCCCAGCTCACCCACCTGCTGGAGTATGGCACCCGCCGCCAGCAGCCCCGGCCCCACATCCGCCCCGCCGTGGAGCGGGCCGTCCAGGAGCTGGAGCGGGAGCTGAAGTAGGGGACGGCCCCCGCTGGGGGTTTGCCCTCTCAGTCACGGCTGCGCCGTGCCAGCTCCCCCCTCGTCCTCACAAACTCCATTCCGCTCCGCCCGCCTGGCGGCGGGCATCCGCTCCATTCCGTTGCTCGTCC